TATCTGAAGTCTGTAAGTGTAGCTTGAAGTGTACCAATAATTGCGGCTGTCTCAATCTTCTTCTTTAGTGTTGATAGCGTATCATCTGCCCGCACTACTACTTCACTAAGGTTACAGAACTGATTAGAGCGCAGGATAATTTCACTACAGGGATTTGTGCCAAACTCGTGGTCAGCATCGCGCCGACCGTTACGCCCTGCAATCTTCTGTGCGGCAACACGGCTAAAGATACCCCGCTCGCCCGCCTTAGATTCATACATGGTCTGCATCTCAGACAAGAAAGATTCAAAGTCAGGTTTCTCTGTGTACGCTACGCTGTTGTTCGCAAGCCTACGGTGTCCTTCATTCCTCCACCAATCTCCTGACTTAGCCTTAGACATGCGCTGATCAGATAAATTAGATAAACTTATTAATGCTGAACGTCTAACACCACCAACAACTACAATGTCTGCAATCTTGCAGCACACATCGTGGCACTCAATGGAGGTTAACTTACGCCCCTTAGCTTTCTGAAACAAAGAGATACAAAAGATAAACAAATCATCTAAAGGCTCTGGCCCTGACGCACGACCACCAAAGGTCTTTAGTCTTGCTCCGGCTTGGCGTATCCTATCTGTGTTCCACTTAGGAATCTTACCTGCGTATAGCATAGCAATCAACTCACGGAACGCCGAAGCCCACCCAATCTTACTGTCAGCTACAACGATCGTGGTGTCTGTTACGTGAAAGCTCTCAGCAATCTCTGGAAGCTTGTTAATAAAGTTACGCTCAACGCTAAAGCCTACACCCGTACCACACATAAGCACATACATCAGCTCGTCAAAGGATCGTGGCGAGTCTATGTGCAGGTAACTACAGTTGAATCCCGCTACGTTATCTTTATCTAGTGCCTTACCTGCTGTCATCATGCAACGCATAGAGGGCATAACCTCTAGGTTGTGAATAGCATCGTATAGCTTCTGTCCTTCCTTAACTGTAATCTGCTCACGATCTCTCCAGAACTGCACATAGCGGAAGACTGTTTCTGCCCACGTTTCTCTGCGGTTATGCTCAGGTATCCATCGTGCGTAGCGGCTCTTGTGTATAAACTGTTGGTACTGATCCATCATTTCTCCCCTTCGTTTTCAAATAATACTACTCGCGTTAGACGGCTTAAATACCATGTGGCTTTCTGTAAGTCTTCTACCTGTTTACCTTTGTAGTCATAGCGCCACAGGTACTTCAGACAGTTGCCTTTAAGATAACCCTTGAAAGCTACAGAAGACATAGACTCTTCAATGGCTTCAATGCACTCAATGTTTCCTGTGTTGTAGTGCGTGGGGCTGTTAACACAATCTTCTTCTTCCTCGTGAGATTCCTGCATAGCTAAGTCTACCCACTTGCTAAACACTAAATCTTCGTGGTCGTCTGCTCTTTCATTTCGGGGCTGTGTCTTACGGACTCGATCCCATTCCTCTGGGGTTACATCATTTAATCGTTTGGTCATGGTCTTCCTCAATATCAAAGTTAGTTGGGGGTTCTTTGCGCTTAGATTCTTTCAACTTAGAAGCCGAAGTAATCTTCTTAAACTTCTTCTTCCTTACAAACCTATCACGCCTTTCGTCTTTACGGCTAATGTCAGTCAAAACTTTCTCGCTTCTTGGGGTTGATCCAAGTGTCAGGGATACTATCTTCACTAAACCATCTAAAGTTATTCGCACTTGCCCACTCACCGTGGCTTCGTTTGGTTCCATCCTTCCTGCGCTTAGCTTGTGGCATTGGTGCGCTAGGGTTAGCAAACAGAAACACTAACTCAGTATCGTCAGGCAGTGTCTTGCTTATCCATATGTACTTGCTAAACTCAGCGTAGTCCCAGAACCTTCCTTTAGCTTCGAGAAGAATCTTCTTACCCCCGATCTCCCGCAAGAAATCAGGGTGGTAATTATGCGAAACTGTATACGGAACTTTGTCGGTGTGGAAACTCCAGTTGTCTAGGATGCCTGTGTGTAGCTCGTACTCCCAGTTGGAGTCATAGCCCTTAACTAGATCCTTCTCTACTGGTCGCTTGACCCTAGCTTTACGGTAACCTTTCTTGATCTTATTCAATGTATGGACACCTCTCTGCGCTCTAACTCAGCATCTATCAGTAGACGTAGGTCAGTTAAGAACTCTGAATCTATGTCAGTAACAGACTTGGTTTCGTTGTTGTACAGATAACTACCCGTAGCAATAATCATTTCTTCGATAGTCATTTGATTTCTCCTAAAGTAATCTCTTCTATCACACGATTAGGATCTTGTTTAAGCAACCGTTGTATCTTGTTACGTATCCACTTAGGGTGGTAAGCATTTAGGTGCATGGTGCGGTGTGCCATGAAGTGTGTTTGAGTTGGCATAAAGTTCTTATAGTTTTCGATGTTGATCTTCTGACCTTCTTCTTCAGTAAGCAGAGTCCTTAACCAATCAACTATAATAGTTCCTGAATGCAACCTAATACGCTTAGCTTTCCTACCGTTCATAGTAGTTCCTCTACTTTAGGTTCAACTACAACCTCTGTTAAGTATGTAAATCCGTTTGAGTATTTAAAGGTACGTAGTCCTGCACCATCATTAGAGTCTTTGTAGCATTGGTGCTTGTACTTACACCAACTACAACCCTTGGGAAGTTTCATGTTGCCCTTCTTCCCATCAGGTATGGGAGTATAACATAAAGCAGGGGGCGTGTCAAGATCTAGTGCAGGTAATAGCTTACTGATAGATGATTTAATGTTGGGCTTATCAAGATCGTCCGGCACATACATGCACAACTCGCCGCTCTCTTTGTTCAACACCAAGAACCCGCCCTTGTCTGTACCCTCTGCCGCTTCGTAACCTGCAAGCTGACCTAAGTATCCAAACGGATCATCCTCTGACAAGCGACCATCACGGAACTTATTGAATGCAAAGCGGGATGCAGTCTTAACATCAACCACCTCGCCGTTAATCTTGCAGTCCATGTGACCTATGATACCCTTAACGGATACTTCTTTTTGCTCGTCTGTTACCTTGTGTCCTGCCATACGTACAAGCATCAACACAATCTCTTCAAGCAAGTGACCGTATAGAAACTTAATCTGTGTTGGCCCATCAATACCTCCACGCCCTTGAGGGTCACGCTTCTCATACCACAACTGACGCGAAGGTTTCCCTACATTTGACATACGAACAGTAAAGTTTTTGCTTCTTTCAGACGGTGCAGCCCAAGACATTAGCGCCTCTCTCATTCCTGCAACCGTGTTATCAATATCTTTCTCTGTTAACGGTAAGACTTTACCATCTGATAAGCTTTCTAAGTGTTTATAAATGTCAGGTACTATAGTATTGAGCTGCATGTTACGCGCCTTTTATGTTTTTAATTATATTCTTTATGGTAGATAGCTCTGTTTTAAACCATTCACTAGAGTGCTTAATGTTATTAGATTTTAACTCTGTGTGAATTATTTTTTCAGCTTCTTTTCTATCACTAAAATACTTAGCATACTCTACCATATAGTCCCTGAAAGGTGAAGAAGTTTGATACCCTGCACATCTATCATAGGCATCAAGAGCCATGCCAACCTTAAACCATCCCTCCCATGCAGGATTAGATACAATGTATACATACCCCTCTTTAACAGCGGTGTATTCATCTAATGATGCAAACGCTACACTTTCAAAAGTTTTAAATTTGCCAGGTCTATATAGTGGGTGGGACTTAGAGATGTACTTGCCATTAACATACATAGAAGTGTCTATTCTTTTCCTGATTGTGCTGGCTCTTTCTCTTATATGATCTCCAGTATGTATACTTGTTCCGTCTTCGGGGTAGTAGTACCACCATTCGTTGTCTACAAACTTATATCTTTCTGGGTGGGTAATTGTTTTACCCATAGGATTCTCAGGTATTTCTAGTTTATTAATGTGTTTCACTCCAGTTACTCCCTACGTTGTAGTCCCCATCAAGAGGACAATTAAGATTAAAGATTTTACCTGCTCTAACAATAGCTTCAACGCCTAGTTTACCCACAGCGTCTGCGTGATCTTCGCGGCATTCTATCTGCCACTCATCGTGGACGTTAGCTACAAACTTAGCATCCAGTTTTTTATTTATAAGCATGTCATTTAAAAGTATAACTGCTTGCTTCATAACTATTGCGCCTGCGCCCTGTAACAATGTGTTCAGTGCAGCGTGTTCTGATCTAACTGTCAGCCGTCTACCGTCTAGTGCTTTAATGAATCCTGTTTTAGCTTCTCGTTGTACGCTATCTGTAAGCTGTTTAAATGATGGGAGATTATCAAAGAAGCGTTGTCTAAGTCCTTTCCCAACCGTTCTACTTCCTCCAACCACTGACCCAAGCTTAGCATCTCCTGCTCCGTAGAGGAGGGCATAGATGAAAGTTTTTGCCTGACTTCTTGATTCAATTCTAGCAAGGCGCTGATTAGCGGTGTGTATATCGCCGTTAAGTATTTCATTTGTATAGTCCTTATCGTTTAAATAATGTGCCAACATCCTAAGCTCTAAGCCAGAAGCGTCAACCCCCACTAGCTTGTAGCCGTCTGGTACTGTCCAACAAGACCGGCAATCTTCGCCGTATGGTGACGAACTACTTGGAATCTGCGCCATGTTGGGATGAGAATGTGTCATGCGAGAAGTCACTGCACCATTAGGATTAACATATCCGTGTACTCTACCTGTCTCTTCGTCAAGCTCTTTTATCCAGCTCTTAGTTTGAGCTAAGCGTTTTTGAACCATCAAGTACTTTGCAATCAGGGCGGCCTGTGGAATGTTCTTAACTCTATTTAAAGTAGATTCATCTACAATGGGCTGACCCGTAGGTGTAAACTTCTTTGGACTCCAACCAAAACGAATTAAGTACTCGCCTATTTGTTTGCGTGATCCTAGGTTAAAAGGTGTCTCAGTTTTACGGGCAATAGGTAAGCATTCCTCTTTGTTTAAAAGCATTCGCTCATACTCATTATCGCTTAGCCTAGTTCCCTTGTCGTATTGATCGGTGGCTGTCTTAGCTAATGCACCTGTCGCTGTGTACTTAGGTGTTAGTATCTGAGTAGTAACTACAGGCCGGAACTCTTCCTGAACCTCCTGCTCTATATCGTGTAGCTTGGTTTCAAACATAGCCATCAGGCCCATAACTTTTTCAACATCTAATACAAAACCATTGGTTCGCTGCTGATCTACAATCTTAGCTACTGCGTGTTCTATTTGCACTGACTGCGGAGTGAAGCCACGGCTCTCAAGCTTGAGTGCTTCATAGACTTTAGTGTTGAGCAACACATCATTCTTGCAGTACTCTAGCATCTCAGGCGTGTAAGCGTTCCAAGCGTCTTCTTGTTGACCGAAGTCACCCTTGCGAAAGCCTAGCCTGTAGCCCCACCCTTCAAGGCCGTGGTTGCCTTCGCGTGTAGGCTTGAACAAACGTGACAGTACTAATGTATCAACAATCTTTTTACTGAACAGGTCTATACCTGCAAGCTTCTTAATGACAGGGATGTCGTAGCCTATCACGTTGTGACCGATCAGTTTAGTTGCAGCAGACAACATCTTGTACCCCTCTTCTAACTGGGTGTTGTCAAACGTAAATACATCCATTGTGTCTACGTCTTGAGCTACAATGCAGAAGATTTTTGTAGGGTCTAGGCCGTCTGCTTCTATATCAAATACTAAGTTACTCATATAATCTCTCCATCAAACTGCGCTTCATCATAGTCGTCTAACTCTCTAAGCCTACCTGTCTTGTTATCATATAGTAAGTGAGAAGCAACGCCAACATCACCAGTGTATCGTGACTTCAAGACCCTGACCTTGGTGGTTGATGCTTCTATCTTATCCTCTGCTTGTTGGTT